GATTGATTCTATCCGCACGCATTGTCTACTTAGCCCAAGCATAGGGTTGCTTTATTGCGGTGCGATTAGCGAGACAAAAGTAATAAGTTTGCAACCTACCGCAAATTTCACACCCAAAAAGTGAGTCTCATGGGATTGAAAATACGATTAAAACGCTAGATTTTTACCAAAAGCCCCAAAACCCGCTCAGGTACTACACCCGGCTTTCCTCGTTGATAAATTTGCAACCTTTTTGCAACCTACCTAACATTGCCATGAAATGCCCCACTAAATTTGGCTCTAATCTCCAAAGGCGAGGCCGCGAAACGACTTGGGCGCGATCCAGCCAAGATCACCAAGCTGATCAAGGATGGCAAGTTGCGCACCTACAAACCCCAAGGTCAACGCGAGCAAGTTGACGAGGAGGAAGTGGAAAGAGTGCGAATTGAGCTTGAACTTGGCGCAAAGTTCACGCCAAACGCGATGCGACCCATCGAACCAGGAGATTCCGATACAGATGCACCATTGCGTTCAGAGGTGCCAGCAAATAAAAAAAAGATTGCTGATCTAACCGAAGAAGATTTTGACCTGTTTGACACCCGTGGCCGACTGGATGCAGTCGCCTGCCGCGCATGGGGCGAATTTGAAAAATCACGGAAGCTCAACATTGAACGCTTAGCCCTGGAAGGTCAGTACGTTCTCGCCGCAGAGGTGGGGCCACGGTTTGAACGCGCAATGCTCACGATTCAGAAAGGAGTCCTAGCAACGCCAAGCCGACTAAAAGCGCTTGAGCCAGACATTGGCCAGTCAGTTCTTAACTCTCTGGAGCGACTACTTCGGGAAGCACTTGAAAAAGCTGTAAACGATTCAATCAATGGCAATTAAAAGTGTTGATGAACTGCTGCGGCAGTCAATCCAGCCACTGAAGCCAAAGGAAAAGCTCTCCAGAAGCGATTGGGCTGAGCGTCATTTTCAGGTGACAAAAGGTAGCAGTACAGGTAACTGGAAAACCAGGCCATACCAACGAGAAATCCTTGACGCATGGGACGACCCAAGGATCTGGCGAACATCAATTATGAAATCATCGCGGGTTGGAGCAACCACCCTGCTAAACATTGACGAGTGCTATTCAATTCACTGGGAGCCATGTGATACATGCACGGTGCAACCGACAACGGGTGATGCCGAGAAGTACAGCAGGGATACATTTAACTCCCTGATTGACAATGTTGATGTACTCAAGGAAATGTTTGCGGTCTGCAAGCACCGTGACGGCACAAACTCAATTCTTGAGAAATACATCAACGGTGCATCACTGAAATTCCTTGGCGCCAACAGTCCAAACGGATTCCGCCGCGTTACCTATCGGATCGTGCGAGCCGATGAAACCAGCGCTTACAAAGCTGGCGGCGCGGGCAAGGAAGGCGATCAAATCGAGTTGCTGCTAAACAGAACAATTGACTATCACGACCGTTTGTTTATTGATTGCAGTACGCCGACAATTGAAGGGTTTGACCGCATTGACGATGCATTCAAGCTGGGCGACCAGCGCCATCGTTATCTGCCGTGCCCACATTGCGGGTGGTATCAAACGCTTTCTGCAACTGCATTTACCCCTGGAGCAGATCGAAGCAAGCCCGGCGGCTTTTGGTGGGAGCCAGGTAAACCGACCAGTGTTGTTTACATCTGCGAGCGCTGCGACAAGCCAATTCAGCACAGTCAAAAGTTTGAAATGGATCTACAGGGCGAATGGCGCCCTACCGCACCGCCAAACATTGATCCGAATGGAAGGGAGCATCGCAGCTATCACATTTGGGCTGGCATTTCGTATCAAGCAAATGCAAGTTGGGCCAACATTGTTGCCGAGTACGAAAAGAATCAAAACTCGCCCGAAAAAATCCAGGTGTTTATTAACACATGGCTTGGATTGCCATACCGAGAAGATGCAGCAACTCGCCTTACAGCCGAGGGTTTACTGACGCGACGCGACACCTACCCAAGCGGCAAAGTTCCTGATGGCGTACTGATGATTTGTATTGGCGTTGACATGCAGGACGACCGCGCTGAGGTGTTCATCTGGGGGTTTGGCCCAGGTGATTCAACGGCGCAAGCAACTGCTGAGCCCGAAAAATGGCTGATTGAGCATCACGTTATTTACGAGCGGTATGACACAAAAGCGGTTTACGCTCAGCTAGATACATTTCTGCTCGGCGGGTATCCACTGAGCAATGGTTTTGAGTTGAAGCCAGCGGCAATGGCAGTTGACTCGGGCTCTGGTGATCACACGCCGTATGTTTATGAATACGCAAATAGTCGCTCAAGGCAAGGCGTCATTGCAATCAAAGGTATGCCGCAGATTGGCAAGCCACCGATCAACAACGGCAGGCGCACGGAGTACGACATGAAAGGGCGACTAAAGAAAACAAGCGCTCAGGTGTATCAAGTTGGCACAGACATGATAAAAACAATTTTGATGGCCCAGCTTCGGCATGGTCTTCAGTCTGGCGCTGGAGCGATCCACTTCCCAAGCGATACGACGGAGGAGTTCTTCGTGCAGCTTGTCTCAGAGCGGCGCCACCACAGCACCATTGGCGGCCAACCCAAGGTCACATGGGTACGTCGCAAAGGAACTGCCGCCGAGGCACTGGATGGAACGGTTTACGCCTATGCAGCCTTCCATCACGCAAAGAAAAAGTACAATCAGAAAACAATGTGGGCGCAACTTGCGGCGGCAATAGACAACAGCGACAAGCCGTTGCCAGAGAAGTCACCAGTGGCGTTCAACCTATTGGAAGGGCAGCGAGTGTTTTAATCCCTAGACTAGACTGACAATCACAAGCGCAAGCGCAAGCACAAGTGGCAACGATCCCAAGCGAATTTAGAGCGGGGGATTTTGTTTCCTGGACCGAGTACGAGGCGCCAGAGGGCACTACGGCGATCCGCGTGTACCTGCGGACTAGCGCGGCATCTGGCGCCACTGTTGACGCCACCGCAAGCGGCAGTGATTGGGCCTTTCAGGTTGCCGAAACCACTACGGCTGCACTGACCGCCGGGAGCTACCTTGCACAGTTCGTAGCCACGGTGGCCACGAAACCCGTGACGTATCGAGAGGTGGCGTTTACCGTGCTGCAAAGCCTGGCCTACACAGGCACACCTACGGCATTTGAAACCAGAAGTGCGGCCAAGATTCGTCTTGACAATGTTGAGGCTGCAATTGATGCCCTTAGCACTGGAGCGCAGGAATACCAGATCGGGATTGGAAGCGGTGGACGCAGAGTACGCAGAGCCGACCTAAAAGATTTGATTGATTGGCGCGACCGATTAAAGGCTGAGGTTCGCGCAGAGGAACGTGCCGAAGCCATTGCAAACGGCAAGGGCGATCCAAACACGCTCTATACACGTTTCACACCGAGCTTCTAAAATGGGCCTCCGTACTTGGGTAAAAGGGCAAGTCAAGCAAATGCTTGAGATTCCTCAGGCAAAGTTTGAGGCCGCTAGGTCGGGAAGGCTGAGCGAAGATTTCTTTAGGCCGCATACCAGCGCCAATGCAGAGATTCGATTCGACCTGCAAACGCTCCGCAACTCTGCAAGGGCGCTATCACGCGATAATTCACATGTTCGCGGAATTAAGCGCACGTTTCGGGTTAATGTAATTGGACCGCGAGGTATTCAACCTAGGCCACAGATCAAGCAATTGTCAGGCGATGGTCTCGACGAGCGGCGGAATGCAATCTTGCTTGATGAATACAATAAATGGTGCCGTCAAGACAGTTGTGACGTAACCGGCAGAAATAGCATCCTAGATTTTCAACTTCACATTCCTTCTGCACTAATTGATTCAGGCGAACTGTTTTTTAGAATTGTGCGCGGCCAAAGGTTTGGGCGAAGCACGGTGCCATTGGCACTAGAAATGATTGAAGCGGATCAGGTTGATGTTGAGTACAACGCCCGTTCCGACAGGTCCGGTCATCGTTGGATCATGGGGATTGAGGTCAACGAGTGGAACCGACCCACTCGATACGCTGTGCTGACACAGCACCCAGGCGACCGTGAACTTCGTAATCCGAACGCCAGCACAAAGCATATTTTTATTCCCGCCTCCGACATGATTCATGTCTACGGCATTGAGGAGCGTGTTAATCAGATGCGCTGCGAGCCGCTACTGACGCCGGTTGTGATCACCGCGCACAATATGCGTGAGTACCAAAAATCGCACCTCGTCAAGAAACGTGGTCAGGCCAACCAAATGGGTTGGATTCAAACGCCAGATAACTTTGATGGTGAATTGGTTGACGACAAGCGAACTGTTGATTCCGAAGCTGGAATTTTTCGCCGATTAAACCCAGGGGAAACAGTTATCCCACCAAATTATGGTGCAGAAGACACGGTTTACCCCGAGGTAATCAAGGACTCCCTGCGCACAATGGCAGTTGGAACGGGTACGAGCTACAGCACGGTGTCTGGAGATTTTAGCGAAGGTTCGTATGCGTCCCTGCGAATCTCAGTGTTTGAAAATCGGGATTATTGGAAGTTACTGCATACAGCGGTAATTGAGCAATTGTGCCAGCGCGTCTTTGAAGAATGGCTTTACGCCGCCGTAATGTCTGGCACGCTACCCTCACCCGTGTTTGATGATTACTGGTTTCGGCCTGACCGCTACACGCAACCGAAATGGCAAGCGCGGTCCTGGGGCCTACTTGACACCAGCAAAGACATCCAAGCATTTAAGGATGCTCGCGTGTTGCAGCTTGAAACCCATAGCGAGCAAATCAGCAACTATTCAGGCGAAGATTTTAGCCGCACAATTGATGAGATTGAGTTTGAAAATAAATACAAGGAAGGCAAAGGACTTTTAGGGCCGATTGACGATCCCGCCAAGGCATTGCAGTCTCAACCACCCAAGCCTGCTTAACCTTTGCGCTGAGTATCGGTATCCCTAGGGATGACACAACGCAATCGCGCACGGAAACGGGCGCAAGGTTTTACGCCTGAGCCCACCGAGTCGCTGGCTGCCGTGCCCCAGGCTGGCGTCCGTAGTGATGCCATGGCCGAGGGTGATTCCATTGTCACCATTTCAATCATGGGAGACATTGGCTGGGATGTGACCGCCGAAGACGTTGCCGAGGTGGTTGCCGAAGCAAAGGGCAAACCGCTGATGGTCAACGTATTCAGTTACGGCGGCGATGCGCTTCAGGGTCTGGCTATCTACTCAATTCTTTCTGCGCATGACGCGGAGGTAACGACAAACGTGCTTGGCGTTGCCGCCTCCGCTGGCAGCGTGATCGCCATGGCAGGAGATAAGCGAATTGTGCCGGTCAATGGCGCAGTGATGATTCACAACCCATGGACGCTCACCGTTGGCGATGCCGCTGAGCACCGCAAGAGCGCCAACATGCTCGATGGATTACAAGCCGCATACCTTCACACCTACGCCAGCGCAACCGGACTAGCCGCCGCAGAGATCACACCGTACTTGGAGGAGGAGCGGTGGATGTACGGCGAGGAAGCTCTGTCGCTTGGGTTTGCTACCGAAACCAGCAAGCCGGTAGCGGCCTTTGCAAGCATCAAAGCACCCCCTACCGACAGGTTTAAGCAAATGCCCGATGACATCAAGGCCATGGCTGGCATCACCGCTGAAATCACAACGGAGGTGGCACCCGCCATTGAGGAACCTCCTGCAGCCGAATCTAATGAGGAACCCGATGCTGTGCCCGAACCCGCTTGCAATCTCAAGCCCACAGCCGTAGATGCTGCGATTGCAAGTGTGACTAGCCTTTCAACCGAACACCCTGCTATCGGCGGACAACCAGCCGCTTCTCTTTCGATGACCGCAGAAACTGACATCAGGGAGGCGGCTCAGCGCGACGAGCGCGAGCGCGTTTCCGCCATTCGCGGCCTTGCCAAGGCCCACAACCTTCCCGGCGATTTTGTTGATCACCTGATTGACCACGGCACCAGCGTTGCCGATGCTCGCGGTGAGGTGCTTGAGCGCTTTGCCAATGCCAAGCGCATTGACGCCACTGTTGGCGCCATTTCTGACGCTGGCATGGGCTCAATTGGCATGAGCCAGGCCGAGGTCAAGCAGTACAGCGTGATGAACGTACTGCGCTACTTGGCTGACCCCAAGCCCGCCACCGCTTCGGCTGCTGGCTACGAGCTGGAGTGGAGCCAAGAGGCCGAGCGCAAGCATGAGCGCTCCGCAAGCGGCGTGTTGATCCCCCATGACGTTCTCGCTCAGCGCCCTCGCGCCGCTTCGGTTGGCACCTTTAGTTCCGGCGGTGCCCTTGTTTCTTCTGATCGCCTTGACGGCAGCTTCATTGATCTGGTTCGCCAACGTTCGGCCTTCATTTCGTCTGGCGTGACCGTGCTAAGCGGTCTGCAGGGCAACGTTGAAATCGGTCGCCAAACCGGCAAGTCCACCTACTACTTCGTGGGTGAAGACATTGACGTTACCGCGAGCGATCTCAGCTTCGGCTTGGTCAACATGTCGCCCAAAACCATTGGTGTTCGGGTGCCCGTTTCTCGCCGGGCCATGATTCAGACCAGCCCCGATATTGAAGCGCTAATTCGCTCCGACATTACCAACGAAATCACGCTTGGCGTTGATTACACCGTTGGCTATGGCACGGGCTCCAGCTCGCAGCCTCGCGGCCTGGTAAATACAACTGGCCTTGGTAGTGTGACCTTCTCTGGTGGCACAACGGCGACCTACAGCACGCAGCAGGGTGGTGGCACTGGTAGCTGTGGCACTTTTGCACAGTACGTTGCCCTGGAAACCGCCATTGCTAACGCCAACCTGGACGTTGCAAACATGCGGTATGTGATGAATACCGCAACACGCGGCGGCCTGAAGACCACCCTTCGGGATTCGGTTGCCGGTGCGGATTACATTTTCCGCGACAACGGCACCATCAACGGTTATCAAGTTTCCCCGAGCAACCAGATTCAGCAGAACGATGTGTTCTTCGGTAACTGGTCCGATCTGCTGGTTGGCTTCTGGTCAGGCATTGACTTGATTGTTGATCCGTACACCCAATCCGCCAAGGGTCAGGTGCTGTTTACTGCGTTCCAAGACTTCGACGTTGCCGCCCGCCGCGCCGATTCCTTCGCTCTGGGAACCTGATCATGCCGAGGCTTGAAGTCCGCGAAGCCTGTTACGTCAACGGTCAACCCGTTGAAGTCGGCGGCGAGGTCAGTGTTGACGAAGCCACTGCAAAGCTCCTTCTCCTATCGGGGCGGGCAGTGGCCGCAGTGGACAAGCCTCAGCCCGTCGAGGCAGAAGACGACGCTCCCCGCCCCAGTACGCGCACTAGAGCGCGAAGCACCACCCAACCCACCCCTACACAGGAGGACTGATCCATGGCTATTCAGCCCCGCAATCTGGAGGTGCTGCAGCACTTCCCCCTTCACCCGGTCGCCAGCGAAACGGCCACGTTCACTGGCGCCACCACCAACATCGCCGACCTTCGCGCCTTGGACGGCGACATCCAGATCATCCTGGATTCCGGCGCCGCCGCCGCTTCCGGCACCATGACCGGCCAGATCCAAGGCTCTGCTGATGGATCAACCGGCTGGACTAACGTGACCGGCGGCGCTTTTACAGCCGTTGCCCAGGCCGCTTCCAAGCAGGTGATCACGCTGGTTAAAGATGACATGCCCCGGTACATCCGGTTTGTCGGCACCATTGCGTCGTCCGGTACGACCACCTACTCGGTAAACGGCTACGGTGTTGCCAAATATCAGTGATCACTGAGAACCTGGATTTGTTCTTTGCCGATTTCGGCGTCAGCTTTACCGCTGGCGCCATTTCTGGCATGTGCATCAAAGATGCACCGGGAATCAATATCCTAGGAAATCAGGTTATTGAAGTTGGGCATCAGGTCATTGTGAAGTCCTCGCAGTTTGGTGGACTGCTTTACAATGACATTGTAATTGTGGCTGGCGAAACATTTATTGTTAAAGAAACGATGCCAGTTGAAGATGGTGCGTTTTCACTTGTCACCCTAGAGAAGTCTGCGGCTGATCAAGCAACTGATTACATCCTGGACGGTGGCGCCGCGCTTGCCTCCGGCACTCTTTACGACGGTGGTGGGGCATGAGCCAAACAATCCCGGCCCGCATCGTCATCCGCCGCGACACGGCGGCGAACTGGACGACGGTTAATCCCGTCCTGCTCAATGGCGAATGGGGGTTCGAGACTGACGCCAGGAAGTTGAAGATCGGCGACGGCGTCAGCACCTGGGCCGCGCTCAGCTACTTCTCCACCGGCGGCGGCGGCGGCAGCGGCAACACCGCCTATGTCCACCAGCAGGCCACAGCCGCCACGACATGGACGATCAACCACGGGCTGGGCTACCGACCCAGCGTCGAACTGCTGGACTCCGGCAGTCAGGAGATCGACGGTGACGTTTCTCACCCGAGCGTGTATCAGACCGTCGTTACACTAAATCCAGCCACGGCTGGCCTAGCCCGCCTGATTTAACCACCCAAGGAGAACCCTCATGGCCCGCAAGTTTTTCACCAACATCGACATGCAGGGGGCGTCGAAAGTCGTCGGCCTGCCAACTCCAACGGACTCCGGTGATGCTGTACCCAAGAGTTATGTTGACTCGGCTGTTGAGGGCCTGGCTTGGAAAGATTCCTGCCGAGTCTCCACGCAGGCCAACCTGAGCATTGCAAGTCCTGGCGCCACGATTGATGGTGTGACGATGGCCACGCAAGATCGGGTATTGGTGCGATCTCAGACGGCAGGCGCTGAGAACGGGATTTATGTCTGGAATGGTGCAGCGGTCGCGATGACCCGCGCACTCGACGCGGATTTGTTCCCCGAGCTTGAACAGGCAGTCGTCAGCGTTGAAGAAGGTTCAAGCGCTGGATCAACTTTCCGTCAAACAGCGGTAAATGGAACACTCGGCACAACTACCGTTACTTGGTTGACGTTTGGCACCGCCGCTCCTGCAGCCAGTGAAACCACCTCTGGTATTGCTGAAATTGCAACCCAGGCCGAAACTGATGCAGGAACCGATGATCTTCGGATTATCACTCCACTAAAACTGAAAAACTGGTCTGGACGGCTAAAGAAGTACACTCAAGACATTGGCGACGGCAGCGCCCTTAGTTTTACCATATCGCACGGCCTGGGCACCCGAGATGTAATCGTGCGAGTGTTCCCGAACTCAGGTCAATACGACGACGTTGAGGTTGATGTGCAGCGAACCTCGACTACTCAGGTCACGTTGGTATTAGTGGCCGCCCCTTCCGCGCCCGCACTTAACGCCTATCGTGTTGTGGTGATTGGCTAATGGCAAGGGAGTTCCTGGTCGATGTAAACCTAAAAGCGGGGCTATCGCTAGATGGCTCCGCTGGTGAAACCGACCGCGTGTTGGTCAGCAAGGGTAGCGGCCAGAAACCTGCCTGGGGGTTCAAGGTGACTGCTTCCACCCTGGACCCCTCCGGCGGATCTGATGGTGACATCTGGATTAAATACACCGCCTAACCCATGGCCACCCTTTTTCTCGATTTCGAAAACGGCAACGACAACTATGGTGGAAGCTCGTTTGCCGTTCTGCAGCAGGGAACCAATGGGCGAATCACCAGCACGACTTTTAGTGCCGCTGGCGCCAGCTTCCCAAATGACGGCAGCCTGATTGGCCAGTATCTGAGTATTTTCAACGGCACCATTTATGCCGTCTACAACATCACAGCCTGGGTGTCGTCAACATCGCTAACTATTGCCACAATCAGTGGCGGCACGGCACTCGCCAACCAGGCAGTGGACCGCCAGTATTACATCGGCGGCAGGTGGAAAACCATCACAGGCGGCGCTACCGGTGTTCGCACCGTCCCTGGCGACACGATCAGGATGATGGGATCACCTGCTCCCACGAGTCTGGGGCAGACGGCTGTGTGGACATCGCAGGCACAGCAGGCGACAAAGACCATTACAGGCGCCACCAACGCCACCCCAATCAGCATTACTTGCGCCGCCCACGGTTACAGCACGGGCGACACGGTCGTCGTGACCGGCATTGCAGGAAACGGTGCCGCCAACGGGACATGGGAAATCACCAACACCGGAGTCAATACATTTACTCTGAACGGGAGCACGGGCAGCGGCACTTACACGTCGGGCGGTAGTGCTCGACTGCGCAACAACACCCGCATCATGCTGACATCTGCGGTCACGCAGAACATTGCAAGCACGGGGCCAGGGCGAGCGGCCTGGACAGCCACTGGCGCAGGCGTGACCACAAGTATTACATCAACTGGTATAAACAAAGAGCACACTGGGGCAGATCGGATATTTATTCCTTCCGCGTTTACAACAGGCAAGACAGCCTATTGGACGCTGCCGACTGCATTAAATCTTTCCGGCTATCAGCAGCTCTCTTTTTGGGTCGGGCTTGAGCTTAGTGGCGGTTCTTTGACTGCTGGCCAGGTTGAGCTGCGACTCTGCTCAGACACCACTGGGGATACGGTTGTCAATACCATTCCGATTCCTGCCGTACCTGCGGCAGGAAGGGCTCAGCCGGTGACGGTCGATCTTGGTTCAGCGCTGGGAAGCTCCATCGCAAGCATCAGCCTTTTTGTCAACACAGACCTAAGTGGATCTACCAACGGCGCAATAAACCTGAGCAACATTATCGCTTGCAAGGCCAGCAGCGCCGCCGACAGCTTGACGCTAACCAGCTTGATCGGCAAAAACGTTACGGGTGAAACATGGTGGGCGATTCAAAGCATCAATGGAACCCGAGTCGTGCTCGACGGTGATACCACCGGCACGCCCACAGCCGGTACTGTTCGCGGTTACTACGGCACCAGCGAAACGGTTACAACATGGAAACGGGAAACAATTAAGCTTGGGCCAGCGGCAACTAGCGCCAACGCGCTGAACACCATCCAGGAAGGCGGAGTCGAAGGCGGTCGAATAACCTACAGCGGTGGCTGGGATAGAACCAGCATGTCAACACAGAATTTAGAAACG